AACAACCTGACCTCCTATACCCCAACCAAATTCACCCCATGCTACTCTACCCCATCCAGTATTTATAACACCATCAGCGACAACTGAACCAACTGCTGAAGTGGCACCAACACCAGTTACACTAAATGTTAAATCTGCTTGATTACCCCAAGCACCAATATTCCAAGACAACATACCCCAAGATGTCGCTGATACTGTGTTAGCTTGTCCACCCATATTAGGGTGATATTGGCAGTAATAATATAAAGTTGGAGCTCCGATAGCAACTGTAATAGTTGTAGTGTAAGCACCATCGTTTTTAGTGACACCTGTAGTGTATTCTGAACCTCCACCATGTGTGCCATCAGAACTTGTAGAAAACCTTACTGGGTGATTTATTGCTGAACTATCAGACCAATTAAATACATAAGTACCTGCTTCTGCTAAATTTACAGTAGCTTGTTGTACTCCATCAATAAAATACTTATTGTTACCACTAACATTTACTACTGTGACTGTAAATGTTCTTGTAGTCACGTTATAAAACTCCTACTTAAGCTATTCTTATAATAGCATCTGAAGCATTAGCAGTAGGAAACTGTATTGTAAATGTACCTGAAGTAGCTGTTTTATCTCCACCAAAATCTAACACTGCAACTGCTGGATCTCCAGAAGCTGAATCGTTATAAATTAAAGCACCTCTTGCTGTAAGAGTAACACCCACAAAAGATAAATCTGCAAAATCACATACAGCTGTATCTGAACTTAAAACTGGAGTAGATGATACTAAAGCTTTGCCACCACTTGTGTATCCAGATGGTGAAGATACCTGATTGTCTGTTGTGAAAGATGTAGTTGATTTACCAAGAGTTGCACTTGATGTGTACATACTTAATTTAAAAGTGTTGCCTGATGAATTGGTAAAATTATGCACTCCTTTTAAAACATCAGTTTTAAAAACATTACATACTGCACTTGTTGTTATTGCCATTTTTTTCTCCTATTAGTTATGGGGATGGTGATTGAACTGGCAATCTCATCACCCCGTCATCATAATCAGCACGTCTACGTTTACCCATTTGTGTAAGCATAAATGACTGTATATTTTCATTATACTTATCTACATACAGTTTGTACATATCCATAGGTCCTTTTAAATAACTAAAACACTCTACTAATACACCATACAATAATAAATTTTCTTGATTTTTTGATAAAAATGTATCTGTTGTTGATGTAAAATGATCAGGGTCTTTTATATAATTTACTTGTACTTCATAGTTAATATCTGGTACTGGAGCTAATACAACTGTCAACTCATTCCAATTAGCATAATATTTAGGTGTGCCTGTTGCATTTGTAGGGTTGAACTCAGCTATGAAAGATGTGTCTCTTTTTTCTAAAAAATCTCTTGTATTACTATTTATGATTTGAATGGATCTTATACTAATTAAATCATCTGGCATATTTATGTATCTTTGCGTTCCAGAATTTAAGGTTATGGCATATTCTCTTATATCATCATAATCAACTTTACCAGCAATATCTAATTCAATATTTCTTATAAACTGATCAATTAAAGTATCTGATAATACATTAGAGTCTACTTCAGTATAGTTTCTAACTTGAGTCAAAAAATCTGAATGTGTAATACTCATGAAATCACCACAGTAAAATTAGTTCCAACAGCAGTGGTAGCCTGAACTGATGTTAATTTAGTTCCTAGTATATTGTTACTACTTGCGACAGACATACTTGCTCCACCTGTTATGCCAGTATCTTTTGTTTCAGAAAAAAACCCATTACTTATGTATAAAACAAACAATTTTTGTGTATCAGGGTGCATAGGTCTAGGATTAGCTAAGGCTATTGCATCTGCTTTTATATGTTTTCTTTTTATTTGAGGATGTTTAGCTTCAAACTCAGATTTATGCACCAAGGAGCCATTCCATTCTTTTACCATTTCTGTATATGGAAACTCTAAACCTGATCTGTCAGATATTGCTTTTGATCTTTTTCCTCTTGCGTATGGCATTAATATACCTTAAATTTTCTAGGTTTAGAAGCTCCAGTGCCTCGAACTATACCACCTTCGTTTAACTTACTTGCCTTATCAAATATTTTTGGTCTTTTTTCTTCATATTTTTTTATGATTCTATCTTCTCTATATATGGCTTTGTCTATATCTTTATCACTCATTTTGACATCGCTATATTTAACATTTTGTTCCTTAGATAGTTTTTTAGTTTGTTTACTAAGCATTTTATCTAATTTTTTATCTTTTTTCTTATAACCAGGAGTTCTTTTTTCTATATTGTATGCTAATTTTCTACCAGCTCTTCTAATATGATATTGAACAGTAGGATTTTTATATAAATATTTTAATAAACCTAATGCTTTCATATCAAACTCCTTGTGGATAAAATGTTTGAGGTGTTATGTACACAGAACTTCTTTGTCCATCTTCTGTCAATGCTCTTTGTAACTCATCTTCATATAGTAGTTTATTTTGTTGCACAGCTTGTGGGTTTCTTTTTAATGATAAATAATATGCAAGACCTGCAACCATACAGGGTATAAATCGAAATACCACGTCTGCTTGATTAGTATATGCACCTGCATCTTCAATCCTTTTTAAATAATAATATTTTAAATATGTATAAGTGCTAGCATCTGGTGTTTGATACAAACTAATAGTAGGAGTAGTTTGTCTATCAACATAATATTGGCTAGGTTGTCCTTGTGATCCTTTATTAGGTAATGCAGCATATTCACTTCTGCTAATTTTAGTTAAAGATACATCATTTGTAGAAGATGTTGTGCTAGTTGTGGTGCTTATATAAGCTTCCAAAACATCATTAGCGTTAGATGGTGCTGAATATGTAGCTGTACCAGCAGTAAGTAATTGTTCTTTTAGTTCTACTTTCCATAGATGTACACCTCTGTTACCCCACTCAGTAAACATAATATTTAAACTTCTTCTTGCTGATTTTAAATCGTAGCCAGAGTTGGTTCTTATACCACATCTCTCATAAGCTTCTTGTATAATATCATCTATATCTAAATCAAATGCTGTTGTTCCTGAGGTAGCCATTATTTAATACCTGTAAATTTAGTACCTCTAATTGCAGCTCTACCACCTCTTGAAAAATTAAAAGTTCCTTGCAATTCATAATACTTACCAGTCTTCTTACCTTCAAAAGGATTACTTTCTGTTTTTTTACCTGCTGATATATTTAAACTACCTTTTCTACCACCCACACCAATATTTACACCTTTTTTAGTCATCTTTTGTGTAAACCTTGGTTTAGTATATTTATCTTTATCGTATGTTACACCGACATTTAAATTTTTAATACGAGCTCCGATAGTAGCTCCCTCTCTTTTAATTTCTGCAGCTGCTTTTTCATTTTTTGTAAATTCTTTGCTTTTTCTCACAGAAACATATGGATTAATTAGTCTGCTTTTTGGTAAACCACCATTAGCTAAACCTAATTTTTTTCTTTTTATTAGTTGTAACTCACTTGCTTTTTTTGAAGGGGGTGCTTTCTTTTTACCAGCACGAACAGAAGGTGCTGCTTGCAACTGACTAGGTTTTTTACTTACAGGACCACCTTTTTTGTATTCGTAATAATCGTCATCTGGTTTTTTAGTTTTTTTATAGTTTGGACCATATGTTTGAAAATGATATTCTCTTCTTGTAGGTTGACCTGGAACAGGTAAAAAATCTCTAGATGGATATTTTCTATCTCTTGTTCTTAAAACCTCTGCTTTAAAAGCGGAATATAGATCCTTACCTTTTTTGTCAAATCTACTTTTTGGAATTGGTATGCCGTATTTTTTACCTTCCATTTTAAAAGATGTGCTTATCTGAGCTGCTCTAGCTGCTGCCACTTGAGTTGTTGTCATTTTTCTTTTTCTTCTTTTTCCAACTTTACTTTGATTTTTTACATCTTTTTTTATGGGAGTTACTTTACCTTTACCTTTACCACCACCTAAACCAAAACCAGTTTTACCTAATCTTTCTGCTAGAGGATCTATTTGTTTTGCAGCTATATCAAGGTCAAATTTGTCGATACCGCCACCTTTTGATTTTTTTAGTATCTCTTCCATTTTTTTTCTTACTTTGTCAGACATTTTATCTTCATCTCTCTTGTTCATAATGCCTTGACTACGTAAATATTTTTTAGCTCTTTGTATAGCTAATTCTTGTCTGGAAGTTTTACTAACCATTTTAAGTTTTCGATACAGTTCTTGGATCTTTACCAGGTCTCATTGCAGCTCTACCATAACCATTAGCTACACCACCACCTGACATATAACCCATTTTATTTCTAACAGGTTTTGGTAATTTTCTTAGACCCTTGCCTTTTTTGCCTTCAGGTACTGGTTTAAGATTACCCATACCACCTTTGCTGTATAATGCTTGTTCATCATATGGTCCTTTAATAGTTTGAAAAACATCATCCATACCTGCAGTAATTCTTCCTCCACCTCTAGTTCTTCTTCTGGTAGAAGCACCTCTATTAGTTTTTGAATCTTTTTGCTTTGTAATTCTGTTTGGTCTTCTATCTCCAGTTGTTTTTCTACCTGGTCTTGGGTTTTTACCTATTGGTGGACCTTGTACTGGTCCAGATCCTTTTTTAGTTTCACTTGCTAAATCAGTAGTATATTTTTTACCTTTATATGTAAAAGTTTTACCAGCACCTAATTGCTTTCGAGCAATTTTAAATGCAGCTCCAAAACTTGTAGCTGTAACTGTATTAGCTCCTGCACCGCTACCTTTGCCTGCAGCATCTTGATAAGACCTTTTTGTTGTGTCTTTGTTTGCTGGTGTAGTTTTAGAAAACATTTTTTTCTTTTTAGCAGCTGCTTTTTCTTTTTCAGACTTTCTAGTTCTTATTTTACCTGTAATTGTATCAGCACTACCCTTACCAATTTGTCCTTTTGGTTTTTCGCCAGATGCTAAAAATGTTTTAAATCTATCTAAAATACCACCCTCAGATTTTTTACTTTTTCTCATAAGTTTTCTTTTAGCCAGTTCAATATCTGCTTGAGTTACTCTGTCTGATCCAGCCATTTTTTTAGCTTCAGCCATAATTTTTTTTTTAACCGCTGCTATTTGTTTACTGTTCATATCTATTCTCCTAATTAACGTTAATCATACCACCATAGTATTTCTTTGTAAACGTACTCACGTTTGTTGGTTTACCTCCAACTCCCTGAGCCTTTGCTCTTTTTCTTTTTACTGCACTTCTTCTTTGTCCTTCAGACATTCTTCTAGCTTTCGCTAGAGGAACACATTTAGGATATTTTCTTTTAGCATCTGCTTTTTGTTTACTTCTACCACATGGTGCAAATGACCCATCTTTTCTTTTACTGCCAATGTCAACCCATTTTTGGTCAAACCATTTTTTAAGAGACATTAGTCAATCATTCCTTTGTAATAATCTTGAGCTGATGGATTAGTAAAACTTTCTCCATCAATGTCTTGTTTTAAGTAAGAACCTGTGGACTCAGGAGTACCACCTTCACTCAAACTGGACATAGCATATAAACCTGGAGATACCATTTGAAGATTATTATCTTTCATTTCATCTCTAACTTTTCTTCTATTTTTTTTGCCTGCTAACATCATCATACCCAATCCTGCTTTTCTAATTTTTCTTGCAGCAGCACCGGTACCACCTCCACCAGATGGTTTAGGTCCTTTAAAATCTTTTCTTTTTGTTCCCTTATCATCTTTGATTTTTCCCGCGCAAACCTTTGATGCGTAGGCATTAGCGTACGCACTGGGATAAACTGAAAATTTTCTTTTAGCAGCTGCTTTTCCTCTCGGACATAATTTAGTCATAAGACCTCCTGTTATTATTATAAAGTAGTGCAGTCATCGTGTAAATAACCTGCTCTTTGATTTGTTTTTATTACCTTGTATTATTCTAACTCTTTTACCTTTACTATATAAACCTACTTTCTTTTTCATAGGTCCTTTAGTAATTTGTTTTCTCATACTTCCTCTGTTCATTGCCATTATCTTAACCTATACCTTGTTTTCCCTTCTTTATTTTTATAAGCTTCTTTGTATTCATATCTATTTTCATCTGTGCTGTAAGATACATGCACCCACCCAGAATGAGGATCTTTTTCAGGATTATGAAACTCCAAAATTAATTGATCATACTTTAAATTAGTATGTATCCAGTCACTAAGCTCTAAATTACCTACTTCTAAAACCTCGATGTCTGCTGCTTGACCCTGAACATGTTGTGATGTGATACTGCCACCAATTTTAAGATTAAGTTCTGCACACCTAAATCCAGAACTAATAATCATAGGTTTCATAAAGTAATCTCTAACTGGCTGTAATACATTAACACACAAGTTACGTAAGTTAAATATCTGTTTATCACTAGGAGTATTATCAATATTGTGTCTAGTAGCTGTTTGTGATCTTGTAAATTCGTGTAAGCTAAAATTATCTGATAATTTCATTTAACACTTCCATCTACGTCTTGCTTGACGCAATCTTGAATTTGGATCTTTTGCAGCTTTAGGAAATTTTTTCATTTGTCCAGCACTTCTTGCACAAAATGACTTTCTTCTTTTAGCGTCTTTACTTCCTGGTTTTACTTTGCCTGTAACAGCAGTTTGTAATTTAGATCCAGGGTTTTTTCTACGATAAGCAGCAACTCCTGCTTTTGTCATACCCGCACCAGCTTTAGTTGGTCTAAAGTTTTTCTTGTTTCGGGGAGGCATACCTCCCCTTTTTAAACCAATGAGGTCTGCTGTATAGTTATCCATAGTATACTGTTGCACTTACAACACTACCTGAAGGCAAATCTATAAAAGCTCCTTCTCTAAACAAAATACCATCATCAGGTATATAAGGTTCTATATAATCTTTTGTGGTTGTTGCCACAGTATAGAAAAATTTAGTTGTGCCTGTTTGAGAAGATTCTTTAAAACTTATATCTGCTATAGTTCCACCTGTTGTAATTTGTGCACCTTTTACTCTTGTTGCTCCACTAAATATAGCTCCAACTGTATCTGCACCATTACCAGCAGAAGTATTTGTTCCTACTGCTCCGTCTGCAGCTATTTGTGTTACAGTAGAAAAGAACTTACTACCAAAAACTGTAGTGTTATTAGGTCCAGTTATATCTTCAGTAATAGTAGAGCCAGAAGCGTCAGTTCCAGTAACAGTAAATGTTACTCCAGATATATTCCCAGTTGATGTCAAACTAATAGTAGAGCCCACATTTGTACCAGCATAAGCTCCAGTAGCAGCTGCTGCTACTAAAGTCATATTACCTGCACCACCTAAAGTTTGAGCACTAGCAACACTTGTCGTAGAAGCAGCTGCTGGTTTAAAGGTTTTAACTTGTAGTTGTAAACCCATAATTTATCTCCTTATCTATCAGATGCAGCAAACATATAATCAATCGATGTAACTTTAGTGCCTGTAGCATTTCCTGATAAAGACATAGCAGCTATTGTTAAAATTTCATCAGTTGGAATATTATCAGTATGTGTTGCAACTAATTTTCTATTTACAAAAAAATCAACCTTACCTGTGCTTTGACAACGAATACTTAATGTTACATCAGTATCGTTAGTCATATCAATACCAGAATCTGTAGATGTTTCTGTTCCGTCTTTTTCTGTTTTACATAAAATAGAAGCATCTCCGTCATCTTTTTGAAATACTATTCTATCATCTCTTGTTAACATATTTTCAGGATCAGTTGCAAAATTCACTGTAAATCCAAAACACAAATCTGTGTCTGTTACATCTGAGGTTCTAACTTTTGTTTCAAACCATAAATCTTTGTTAGCCTGCACCTGAAATATTTCATTCTTTTGTATTGATGCTCCATCATTATCTGTAGTTCCTGCTGAATTTAAATTAACTAAACCATTCAATTGATCAGCTGCTATTGCTACAGATGCTCCAGAATCTTTTACCACTGTCCATCTATGTCCTGTGTTTGAATCAAATCCGATTCTATCAAAATCATCAAAGTAAACCACATAGTCTGGGTTTTTATCTATTGGTAAATTTTCAAACCATTTCTTTTCGTTGTTTTTACCAGCAAAAAGTATTGGTCCTGTAAAATGTACTCCTGCCATTTTTCTCTCCTAGTTTAAAGATATAGTCCTCTAGGGTGTCTGCCAAGCCAGTCTATATCAGTGATTATTATTCTTGGTAATTATATTATACATAAAAAAAGGGGCTAATGTAAGCCCCCTCTTTTAGTTTATATAAGAAGATTTTAAGCTGCACCAGGTGAGCCAAAAATACCTCTTGGATCGGAGAATCCAAATGAATATCTCTCTCTTGCTTTAAACCTTACATTACCAGTATCAAAGTCACCTTCAATAGCTGTTTTGATAGGACTTCTAACAAACTGCTTTAGTCCGTTAGGAGCATCAGTCATAATGAAGAAAGCATCAGTGTCAGTTAAGAAATGATTAATTCTATAACCTTGTGGAATCATTCCCATTGAAGCCATAGCATTAATATCATTGTCTGCTGTACCAACTCTTTGAGGTGATCTTAAAATTCTCTCTGCAGTAAATTGTAATTCTTTTGGAATTATCAACTTTACACCTTGTGTAGAAATCTTAAGACCTCTTTCATCAACAAAAGCAGCAATGTCAATCATTGCTTGTTCAAGTGATGTTTCTGATAAGTCAGAGGCTGTAGACAACTCATTTCTAAAAGTTCCGCCACTCAATAGTGGATGAGCATCTGAACATAGTTCAACCCCATCACCACCAGTAAACGAACTGTTAAATGCGTTATTAAGAACATTTGCAGCTTTTACTTGCTTTGTATTAGACATACTTCTTGCTAAAGCTCTTGTATATCTTGCAGCTAATCTATCATATAGATTATCTTCAATAGCTTCTTCAGTAATAGCGAAAGCCATAGCTACAGTTTCATGAGTATATCTTGCAGTAAATGATTCATTTGCGTCATCAAATTGTACCGCTTGACCCTCAGGTTTTACTGGAGCTGAGCCAAATCCACTTAACATTACTTCTTCTTCAAAAGCTCTGTCAGATGCCTCTGCTGTAAAAATCTCTGCGTGTTCATTTTCATACCTGTTATATTCCAAACCGAAAAGTGCGTTCAAGCCTGGTTCTAACTCTTTTACTAATTGTGCTCTAGATATTGCCATAAATTAATCTCCTATATACCAGTTGACAGCGAAGTTGTTTGA